AAGTCTGGTGTACCAGTTCCTTTGTATTTTTCTCTTGCATGCAAAGTAGCTGAAATAATAGCTTCTGCATAAATGTAGTTTTCACCAAAATTAGCACTAGTGTTAGTACCTTGTAATTCTTTCTTAGCTGCATCGATATCTACATCAGCATGGATAGTGTATAATTCATCATCTGTCCAAATTGGTCTAATATGTTCTGGTGAGATTTTATCTTCAGCAGCGTCATCACGTCCATCACCAATTAAAATTGCTCTAGCTAATTCTTCATCTAATGCTGCTTTGTCGATATCATATAAATATTTAACATAATCGAAATCTGTAATATCAACAATGTCATCACGATGTAATGAACTTCTTACATAAACAGTTTGTGGGTCTGTAGTTCTTCTAATTAATGCAAAATTTCCAGTTAATTGTTTTTGTTTACCTTTCTTATACCCTCTAGCTCTTAATGCATCAATATCTCTAATATCAACTTGGCTAGTTCTTACTCTTGAAATTGGTGATTTATGTACTTTTGCTAATACTGTATCAACCCAACCTCTTTCATAAGTAATTAATTCTGGTGCCCCAGGTCTTACTTCTTGGTATTCTGGGAATAAGTTATAGATGTTACCATTTCCAGATTCTACGAACCCACTACTAATTGCATCATGTCTTAATTCTCCACTTTCTTCAAATGCGTTCATAGCTGCTCTTAAAGAACCAGTTCGGTTTTTAGCCATTGTTAGGATTTCTCCTTGAACAGAATGACTTAATACATCATCGTATTCTTCATCCTTGTCAAATACATTGTGTTTCATGTTGTCTTCTCCTTCACTGTCTTCATCATCTTCTTCATCTTCTTCAGGTTCTTCACCTTCATCCTCTAAAGCCATACCAACCAATGCTGCAACACATTCTTTTTGTTCGTCACTCATTGATTCATAAATTTCGGCTATAGTTTTTTCTTCTGTTTGGTCTTCTTTGTCTTCTATGTTGTCTGCTCCTTCGCCATTTTCATCTACACCATCATCTCTGTCAGAATGACTTAAAGTACTATCAGATGATAAAGCAATATCAGCTTCACTACCCATTGTAATAAAAGCTGCTTCTTCACCATCAGCACTATGCATCATTACATCATCAATAACAGCTTTGGGGTTTGCTCCAGCTAGAACCAAACTTACTTCTCTAATCTTTCCATGCACAACATCCTTATTGTTTTGTTTTAGTTTGTTAGCATAGATCGATAAAGATTTGACATCACCATGTTTAACGATTTGTTTTGCAGTTTGACCATTTTCAGTATCATTAAAGTAGCAATAAGCGTATACTCCATCTTCTTTATTTTTTAATAAAGCATGACCTAATACATTAGCTGCCGAATCATGACCATGGTTCCAAACTAATGGAACAATAGTGCCGTCACAGTCTTTAAATGCATTTTTTTTAATGGTTCTTCCGTCTTCACATTTGACATCGTTTCTAGTGGCATACCCACCAAAGTCATATGTTTCATCCATTTTGACCTTTTACTCTCCTTCCTGTTCAGAATAGTCTCCTCCGTCTTGATTGACGTATTGAGACTCAATAGCACCAGATTGATTTAAGTTACTGTTAACAAGCATGTCTGCTTTAGGGTCTGTAGATGGTTTCATACCGATAACCTGTCTAATTTCATTAGAAGACATGATTTCGTTACGTGTAAACTTATCAGCAATTTCGGCAATATCATTTACAGGAACCAACTTAAATGGATCTTTGAATGCTAAAATAGACTGCCTTTGTGTTCTGGCAGTCGGGGTTAAAAATTTTCTCTTAATTTCATCTACTATTGCATAAACAATTGGTTCTACAGTTCGATTGTTATAATTCAACATTGTCTTCTCATCAGCAGTTCCATCTAATACGGCTTGAGTAATACCTAATTGGCTATATAGCATAGTAGTTAGGTATTCAATCTGTTTCATTAGATTATTGTCTACTGAACGATTCAACTGAGTTACTTTTTCTGTTGCATCAATGTATGCAATACCGAACCTAGAATCTTCTAACTGATGTTGAACATCCTTACGTCGTTCTTCAGCTTGATTCTTTCTAAGCTCTGACTTAACAGAATAAGGTAATTGAATAATTAAATCTAATTTTCCAGAACCACTTTGTTCATCAATAGCATCTAAAATATTTAGTTTTCTAATCAACCTTTGTAGAGTTGAGTTAGGTTCGTTTACAATGGCATATAGCGGATTCTCCACGATTCCGACACTACTCTTTGGTAGAATAATATCTTCTTTCCTTCCGAATCTGTCATCATACAATCGTACTTTAACGAAACGTGGATACCATTGTAAAATTTTTCCAGTTCTCATAGTTAGAATAGTATATGAGCCTGTTTTATCTGGGTCATCAGATGTATCTACTGGAACTATCGCTACTACACCTTCATCTAGCATCGACATAACAATATCTTGTTTAAATGCTCTTCCTGTCTGGTCTATGTTAGCCTCTAGTGTTAAACAATAATTTAAACCACTATCAATGGTTTCAACATATCGTTCATTTTCATCTAATCGAACATGTTTAATTTCAGTAGCCGCACAATCCATTGCTATTCTGTTGTAGATAGAATTCACAATAGAACGCTCATTACCTCTAGTAAATCGTGGTCTATCTGGTCTATATGAATAGCTAACCCCTGAAGTTGGTATATATCTAGTTGTTGGATCTTTATTATTAATAAAAGCATTCCAACCATGTTTTAATCTGTCTGTTATACTCATTTAGTATTCTCCATGTTATAATCTTTTATCTATGCCCATTTCAGCTAATTTACCGGCACCAGTTATGACAGCTCCAGCACCAGCTGTAATTCCAACGGATAACGGAACTAATGCTGGATTTATTTTTGCCTGCTGTATTCCTGCTAAAACAGTTCCACCATATAAAAGCGTTTTACCACTAGTTTTTACAATATTACTAGCTTTAGCCGCACCTAACTTAAGTTTATAATTCGGTATGGTTGACTTAGCCTCTTTTTCTAATTTCCAACCAGTTTGTCTCTTTATATATCTATCGGTATTAGCTATATACTTTTCAGTTTTCTGCATAGATTTATTTCTTTTTGTGTTTTCTTTATTAACTCTATTCTTATATTGGGCTTTATTTATCTTTCCTTGTTTATAAGCTTGTTTAGCGCTTTTAACATTGGTATTTCTTTTATGTCCAGATAATAAATACGAGTTGTATCTAACACTTTGATCAATCTTGGTAGTTCCTTCGTCGATAATGGGTGTTGAACTAGTAGAACTTTGAGTATCTTTACGTACTCCCCATTTCATGCCCAAAACACCATAGTGCATTAGTTCATTGTTTTTTTTTTTTTTTCATACATAATTAACCTACCTAACTAGCTTTTGCACTACTCTTTGTAGAAGTCTTTTTAGTGCTTTTCGTTGTTGACTTCTGTTTCTTTAAATATGTATTAACTTTCTTTTGAATAGTTGCATAATCTTTACCTAAAGCTTTCTTTCTCTTAGCACCGTTACCATATTTTCCTCTAATAACAGCTTCCACCATCTTGTCATCACTTGAAGATGAGCTAGATGAAGAACTAGTAGAACTAGTAGAACTAGATTTCTTAACACCTAATTTCTCATTAACTGAATTTTGGATTTGAGTGTAATGACTACCTAGTTTGTTCTTTCTAGTTTGACCATTACCATAATTTCCTTTAATTACATCATTTGTTGCTTGTTTTAATTGTGATTTAGTTAGGGTTTTACCCACTTCATTCCTTGGACCCCATAATGCATCAAATATTCATCTCGATACCTCATAAATTCAAACTCCTTTTCCCTTTTATAAAACTTTAATCGAATGCTTCTGTGTTTCTCTTAAATGCCACATATGCATCTAATAATGCTGCTACTGGGTCTATCTTTTGTTCTCTTTTCTTCTTGTATAGTTTTCTATTGCCATTAGTATCTTCAATTGCTATACAGTTTCCCATTGCAAATTGCATTATCTGTTCATCAAATAGTAAGGCTCTTTCTTCTGCTAAAGACTTTAAATCTCCTAATGGTACAGATTCTGTTCTTGAACCTTGTATTACTTTTTCAACACCAAAAGGTCCATTCTCAGTGGACCATCGTTCTATAAACTCTTTAGCATTGTATGGATCATATCCAACACAACGAACATCATATCTATAATTAATAATATGAGCATCTAAATCCTCATAAATTTCCATCATATCCAAGATATTACCATTCATAATAATTAGACTTCCTTCATTAATAAATTCTTCAAACTTATTACGTAACGATAATGGTAGGTTATTCAATGTTCTCTCAGATATGTAATTTCTTGTCTTAACTCCAAATAAATCTTTCTTTAATGGAAACAAAAATGTAAATGCACAAAAGTCATCACCTTGTGATAAGTCACATCCTAATGCACAAGGCATACTCCAGAAGCTTCTTGGTCTATGGACCAATGTCTCTTGATAAGTAAAATAATAAGTATACCCTTCTGTTGGTATACCAAAACGTTTTGCTAAAATATCATTTCTCGAAGCTGGTACATTCTCAGCTCTTTCAACTTCTAATTGATAAGTTTCATATGTTACTGTACTTCCTAAATTAGGATTAGCTTTTTGCCACATTTCAGGGTAAGCTACTTCATCTATTGAATCTAATTTATACCACCAAATACTTACGTGAGGATTGTCATACTCTCCTTTTAAGTATTGCATTAACTCCATTTTGATTGTATCGCCAGGACCATTACGTACGGTACCTTCTGAGCTAGTTGCTACTATTAAATAGTCATCAACCTTTGAAGCACCTTGTTCGATTGCTCCTATAACATCTTCACGTATGTCTCCCGAAAGCCATTCATCGACAGTCGCTAATTTACAACGTAGACCTTGAAGCTTATCAATACTCATAGGTCGTATCTCTATCATTGAGTTTGTTAAAAAGTTCTCTATACCTTTTTTTGTCGGGGTTAGTTTTTGTCTTTTAGCTTTTGAACCAGTTGTGTTCTGTAATGAGCCTTCTGTCATAAACTTAAATAGTGGTCCTCTAGCTCTTGATATAGCTGTTTTAATACCACTCATTACTTCTTCAGACTGTCTCATAGTAGGAGCCGTAGTTATTTGTTGTGTTGTTGAAGTATCACATACTAGAAAGTACGCTTGAATGGTTGACTCGTATAATGATTTGGATGCACCTCTGCCTACAATTAAAAACTGTTTATTTCGTAATCTTTTCTTAATAAACTTTGTAACATATCTACCACCATGACCGTCTTTGTTAAGTTCAAACACACTTCTCTCAACAAAGTAAAACCAACCAAAGATATCTTCAGCCCATAATTTAAATGTATCTAATAAATTTAAATCAGAACCATCTGTTAATGTAAGTTCACATTCACAGAACGCAATCCATCCTTCAACTGCATTTTCATCATAGTAATATCTAGGATCTGCAATCAATTGGTCAATTCTATTCATTTGTAAAGATACTTCTTTATTTACAAGTTTATCTCCTCTAAGAACAGCTCTTCTAAACTCACCATAGTATTTAGGTGTTGCAGTATTTGATAATGCCATAACTATTTATTCTTTGATGAAGTAGAGTTTACTGCTTTTCTCATTTGATCTTCTAAGACACTTCTAAGTGTATTCCTAGCAGCTTCAGTTACAGCAGGCTTAATAACGTTATTCATGGTAGCATTCACAAAACGTTTGCCAGCAGATGTCTTTTTAGGATTTAATTGGTTATATCGTTGTTCTAATCGCATACGATTAATACTTTTCTCTAATTCCTCATCCGACATCTCACTTACACTTTTCTTCCTTGTAGTTGTGGTTTTCTTAGTACTCTTTGTACTAGTTTTAGTGCTAGCATTCTTTGAATTCGTGGTTGAAATTGACTTGGATTTACCAAAGCCGAAAAATGACTTTTTAGTTTTTGTAGAATTACTAGTAGATTCATTTCCATATCCTAGTTCTTTTCTACTTCGTCGAACACCCCAATGCATTCCTTTAACACCATGATGTTTTATGTAATAATCATTCTGTCTCATTACTACTTGCCTCACATTCTTGTAATATTCTCCATTCGCATTCACTAATTTGCCTCTCAATACAGTCGGATAACGTACCACTCGTTGGAGGATCAAATAGCATTCTTACTTTTAATGCCATATATGTTTTTACTATATTAACTAATAAATTATTTTCTGAAAATTCTACCCAAGTATTAGAATCATCAGAAATTGTGTATCCAGATTTTGGTCCAGCACCTAACTGGTTTAAAATCATGAATACTGAATTGATATGCATTATAATGTCGTTATCAAAAGCATTATATGAATTATCAATACCAATACATTGCTTTATAGTTTGTAATATACTATCAGTCGCACTCATCTTGTCATCTCCTCCATGGGCATGTATCATTTGGTGCCCTCTCTACTGTCTGCGATGGTAATAAATCTTGTGACCCATAATGTATTGCCATATGTGTTTGATGGCTTACACATATTAGATTGTCTGGGTCAAATATAATAGGATTTCTCTTCTTTATATCATCTATAGTGATTGGATTAATGTGGTGAACCATGATTTTTCCATTTATATTCATTCCATCAATCCCTAAATCATAGCCATTATCTCTAATAATCACTTGGTCTCTTACTTGTTTCCATTCTTGTGATTTATAGAGTACTTGATTTAAATATCGTTGCCACCCGAATGTTTCTTCACCTAATGTTCCTCTTAACCTTAAATACTCAAATCTTTGGTCGAATGTCTGCATTTTGACCAATTCTTTGTAGCTTTTTGTCTTGTTAGTCAACATTTCCAGTATACTTTCTCATAGATTCAACAGCCTTTGTATATAGTTCTTCCATTCTTTGTGTTGACTCTAGTGCTTCTTTCTTAGCTTTTAGCATCTCGTTTTCAGCCTTTAGCTTTTCATTTTCCAGTTTAGCTTTTTCAGTACCTAGTTTTAGGAAATGAGTTATCACTTGTGAAGATGCTGTACCATCCAATAATTGTTGCTCAGCCAAGTCTATAGCCATAGCAATCATTTGTTTTTCTCGACCTTCTTCTGTTAAAGCCGGGCTTCTTTTTTTAACTTTGTGAGTTGTCACAGTTTTTGTCTTAGTCTTAGCCATATCCTTGTCCTTTCTCTTTTATATTTTAGGAAGCTATCACCATACGAGCTATTATTTATAATAAGTATGTTTTTTAGAAATAAATTATTTGAAAGGGGGTAGTATTTAAAATGATTTAGCACAAAACTATCTAGCACCTAACTCTATTAATTTTCTGATTGGAGGAAAATCAAATAGACTTGACAAACGGAATTGTTATGGAACTTTCTTATGTCACAAAAGATTTTTAAATTGTTTTTTTTTTTCATAAATATGTTTGGCAATAGCTTCCTAAAATATAAAAGTAAGCCTGCATCATCGTAAGACACAGGCAAAATTGTTTTTGTAAAATATACCCCCGGAGAATTTTTGAAGAGGGCGGCGATAACCCGGGGGGTGCATATTTTGAGGTACCCCTCTATGCCTTCAGACGGGTCCAATGGGTCTAAAGGCACTCAGGAGCTGTATACTTTACGATAAATGTTCATAAAATCGTATTTAATAATCTCATCAATTGCTCTTTCAATCTCTTCTTCATTCTCTTCGTCACTAAATTGATAAGATGTTCTCGAAATTCTGCTTAAGTATTCACAACTGTTGTATCCTTTTGTTACATCAAACAAAAACCATTCATCAAAGTTCTTGAAAGGATCGTAAGGATTGTCAACAGTTGTTAAAGCACCTCTTTTCATTAATTACTTTCCTCCTTTAATGTAACGTGAAACAGTTGAAGTTGAATAACCAATTGCTTTTGCTATTTGTTCTAATGTATAACCAGAAGCACGCATTGCATCAATCTTGTTGACCTTAGCATCACTTAAAGAAGTTGTTTGTCTTGGCATTGCTCTTTGCTTTAAAGCATCAATGTTTGTGTTATCAAGTATCTCTTTAAGTTTACTACTACTAATTGCATTAGATTGAATAGCTTTCCATTCTTTATCATCAATTTCTATAGGATTACGTTTAGCACCAACCATAGCTCTATATTTAGTTAACTGTTGTTGTCCTATCTTCTTAACTTCTTTCTTGTTGTCTTTTAGTGAAGGATCGGCTTGTTTCATGGCTTCTATTTTAACATTTGTTAGAAGCTGTGCTCTTCTTTCATAAGGGGCATTCTTCTTAGCTATTAGTAGCTTGGAGTTGAGGGACTCTACCTCATTCTTATATTCTTTTGCAGCAACAGGATCTCTCTTAGGTATGCTTATGTTAAGGGCATCTAGTCTAGCTTTATTAGCCATAGCCTTCATGGTATTAGCATATGAGGCATAAGCATCCTCCTGGGGGGTACCGGAGGATAGGGTGTATGCATCCTTAGTCTCAGCCATCTTAGTACTCTTCTGCTTACGAGTAATAATCTTTCCATCTTTATTAACATAAGTTGCATTCGGATCATTCTTCCATACCAACTCCCCTGTTTCTGGGTCTGTATGGGCACTACCCTTACGACGTACCACTGACTCCTGTGACTTAGCTAAAGAAATAAGAGTTGATGCTCCTTCACTATATCTTCCAGTAGTGGAGTCGATATGACCTTGATACTTAGCTTTAAGTTCTGCTATCTGATTGTCTTTATAGCTTTGCTTGTAGTCAAGCTTATGTTTCTCAGCATCAATAACAACCATTGAATGCTTCATAGCTCTAACCATTTCATCAGAAGATGCATTCTTCAAAGTCATATCTGAAATAAGATTAGATATTTGTCCCATTTCATTTTGTGTGTTACCCATAATCTTAAACTCACAACCATTTCTGTAGTACTTAGTTTCTGTTTCACCAGTCTTTTTATTTACTACTTCTTCTGAATGATCGAACTGATATGATTTAGTATCGAAACCTTTTAATGCATCATATTGTGGAGCACTTTGTATTTTTACTTTACCATTGTGGGTAGGGATAACAGTAACAGTATCACCATCAAAATCTGCTCCAGATAATCTTGATGCTACATTTGCATTAATACCAATCGCATCCAAGGCATTTCCTAATACGCTCTTAGCTTCTTTCTGTTTATTGTTAACTGTTAATATAGGTATCTCTGTTATACTAGCATGAGGATATCTTATTAAAGCTAACTTTTCTCCATCACTAAATCCTGGAGCATATACTTCATTATCTTTTAATGAAGCTATAGGTAAAATAACTTTATAGCTTTGTCTAGGTAATGCAGCTGCTTTTAAATGTACTGCTGCTGAGTCACATTCAGAAGCAAATTTATCTAATAAATGTTTTTGTAATGTAGGATTTGTTAATGATTTGATAGTATCATATTCTGAAGTAGCTTCTGCTATTGTTAATTTTAATTGCTTCTTGATAGTTTCAATAGGTTGCTTAGATAACATTTGAGATGGAAGCTTTTTACTCCATTCCATCCAGTCTCCTTCTTCTCTTGTCTTATTTATAAGAGATAACTGTTTATTTCCTTTACTATCAATATAATAACTTTGTCCACCACGTTGTGATTTATCAGCATTAGCATCATTAACACCATCTTTTATTAATGCACCAAATGGATTTTCAGGATTGTCCTTTATTTTCTTTAATACATCTAATTTTGCAGTTCCTTCATGCTTATTTGTATTAAATACCATGTCATATCCTGCTGGAA